CTCGGCGCAACACAATGATGAAATTTTCTGTTTTATAGACAATAGTCTTTGATTAGTTGTTGGTTTTGACATTTTTGTAATATTGGGGTCGCTACTTGCCTGCAACAGACTATCCCTTGAAATAACGGGTGTCTGCCATACTTTTTCGCGGTGGTGCCGGCGCCTTTCGGCTACGTGGGTGTTAGCCACCATTTTTTATAGAAATGTAACTATTCAGTTTTCTGACACGAATATAGCCTTCCGCGCATCCGTGTCTCGATCCAACACCAGTGGAAAAAACCCTCCACTAATGTCTTGTCCCAGCTCCCATGTTGAAATGCTACTGGCCATATCAGCCAGTTGCCTGTGGGAGAGATCATATCGCCGCTTCATCAGAAACAAATTCTCTATTTCCAATCCTTCGGCGCCACACATCTTCATTTGCCACTCATTATCTGCCGTAAAGACAGCTTTATGCCCTTGAGTGATCCGCAACAGTCGATCGACTAGCGGCATGAGAAGTGGGACAAATTTGGCTACCTGTTGGAAGCCCAAGGCTATGCCCCTCAAGATCGATTTGGGGGCAGCCCGCAACGGTGGGTTGTTGAAATACCCGAGTTTAGCCAAAACTCGGCCAACCTTGGGACCCATGATGGGCCCCTTCACCGTTTGATACACTAAGCTGTTACAGAATTCGGCATCATACAGCGATGACCTGTAGATGCATATGCACTCGAATCCCAGTTTGGCTAACATGCTTTTAAAATCCAATTTAACTCCGGGGTGTCTCGCTAAGCTGTCGTCTCCCTGGACAACTATGCGATAATGCTTGACCGCCGTGCGCACGCCGATTCCCGACAGCCGCACGTACGCCCACAAATGCATGCACCCATTCAAAAGTGAATTGAACACCGAGGTCCAAGGATCGCCGGACTTGCGCGTGCCGTCGACCTTGTACCGTATACCACGAGAAGTCCACCCATGGGTGGATATGTTAGCTCGAAACAACTGCAACTGTAATGGGGTAGCTCCCAGCTTCTCCATCAACCATGCTTCGAGCTCACAAATCGCTGAGCATATAGAGGAATCGTAAGAAGACACATCATCCTCTTGGATCAGCCCTCCTCCATCCGCCACGTACTTTCCAACCTCCGCGTTGGTAGCACCGCTGGTGAAGTATGCCCAGTTAGTCTTGTTCCATGACTTTTTGATCATATCCTGCACTGCCATGGTTATTGGTCCCATAAGACAGATGAATTCCGGAGAAGCACCCTGAATCAATCTTGGTGCTTTCGGTTTGCCCGTCAACCTCTCGGCTGGTGACAAATACAGGTTATTCTCAACTTTGACAAAACTCTTTCTCGTGGTCCACTTATGGGCCACTCCCTGTGGCACCATATCCGTTCCTATTCCGGCCGCGTCCAATGCCAGCTTCGTGCGGATCAATGTCGTCTTGACGGAAACAGACGCGTTAGATCTACGCACATACTCGGCAAAGGGCACCGGCCTACACTTCCTCCACCCTGGAATTAACACTGACAAGTTTGATTTAACCCAATCGCAATAGTGGGACATCTCTGTCTGGTCTACCGCTTGCGTTGGTTTTATCACTCTCGCCGCTACTGCTAACTTCTCATTGTGGAGGGTGGT